TTGACCAAACCGATAGCAGTCAAGAACACGAATACCGCATTAACAAGCAAAATCAGCTTGTTGCCGATATCACCCAAATCTAGATGATATCCGAAGACTGCTGCACCAGCTTGCAAGACAAGCAAGAAGGCTGGGATTGCAGTCAGCCAAAAGTATTTATTTTGTAATCGTAATTTCCAGTTAATCATATTGTTTCCTTTCTATTATGGCAATGTTGTTGGCCATGGCTCGTCAGTTATATACGAAACGGCACTTACGCGAATATCTCCGATATCCCGGTTGATTGGGATGGCATCGTTGAAACTGAACTGGATATAGTTTGCGTCACTCTTTCCGCCCAAATACCAGATTCCATAAGGTTTTCCTGAATCGCTATAGATACTCCCGATTAAAGAGCTTTCACTTCTAAAACCTTCTGGAATGTCTCCAGGATTTAGCACTTTTACGCCTCGGTCTCCAGTGCTATTGTGACGAACGAATCCCGGCCCATTTCTGCGAACAATCCCAAACCAACCCCATTCTAAACCTCCGAATTGATAAGAAACTAGGTTGTTCACACGCCTAATTTTAATAAACGATGTTCGACTACCAACAGTGAGTTTTGAAACTGATTTAAGCGTTCTCCACCCTGTATCACCAATTAGAACCCTCCAACCTGTGTTGCCACTACCTTTTTCTTTAATCCATTTAAGAGCACCATTCGTCACGTTGACATCGACATAAGTCGTTCCGATTTCGGCGGTTATGCGACCTTCTGGCGAACCTGTACCGTGGATTTCATGACCTACATTTTCAGGAAGTGGGAGAGTGACCCTGTTGCCTCCTGTGATACTTAAATCATTACCTGTTAATGTAAGCTGAGGTGCTACAATTTCACTCTTTTTAGCATAATCAGCAAGCGACTGATGAGCAGTCAAGTAGTGCTTGGATTCAAGCTCTTCATGCGTGACAATCTGAGAATAATCAATCTCAGTCGCTTCGTGCATTTCTTCTTTTGTTGCAAAACGTGTCCTGATATCCTTGATATCCTTACCGATTTCCGTTGCTAGATTTTCAAGGTTATTCATGACAATCACGCTTTCGCTGCATTATATACTGATACCAAATCAAGATTGGCGATGTTGTCAATGCGTGTTCCTAAATCTGAAATCTTTTGAACAACTGCGCTTTGCGTGTCACCGCTCATACTTGCGATTTTATCAGCGATTTCCTTGAGCGTGTTCAAATCCTCAGATACACCCTCGCCCAAAATGTCATTTTTGACAGCGGTTTTAGCCTGTTCAATCAGTTGTGTGACTGTCGCATTGTCAACTTTGCCATTAAGCAGCTGTTTCAATTCCTTGATGTCAACCCCAACAGCTTGAGCGAATGCTGTTAATTTTGTTGTGTCCATATTCCTACACCTTTCCTAAATTATAATAAAAGAGCAAGTCAGGAAATTCCTGACCTACTGTGCCATCGCTACCTGCAGACCTACCTGCAAGCTGCTTCTTAACTTCTTCAGCAATATCCAGCTCCTTAAGAGCATGAACTTCCTCTGTGACCAGGTTCTTATCCGATTTTGTGATTCGGATTTGAGTCGAGTCATCGCTTGGGAATGTATATCCACCCACTGATACCTCGATTCGATATAAGCCAGCAGGCAAAATCATCCCCAAATTAAAAGAAACTGCACCATTTGTCACGACTGACGTCTTGTGTAATTGCTCTTGACCTCTCGTCAACGTGATAGATGCTTCTTGTCCTTCAAGATGTGGAATCGGCTCATGATTTTCATCAAGTAAAGAAAAGGCAAATGTGGAAGCCACATCGCCCTGCTTAACTAAAAATCCACCGTCCACTTGTTCGAGATTGGTTGAATTAAGAACATAAGCCATTCTTTGCTCCTTTCTCGTCTTCAACTAAGATGTCGTCCCTAATCTGCAATGCTTCAAAATTGTTGTACAAGTGGTCAATGTAGCCATTGCCTCCAAGAGCTTTATAGCTTTTGTGCATGTTTTCGACTACATAGAACTCATCTTTTGTGGTAAATCCACGTCGGATGGCCCTGCGAATATCACGATCAAGACGCATCCTCATCGTGACAAGGTGCGCATCGTCGTGCAGCTTTAGCTTTGCTTGTACTTCGTCAATCTTTGTGTTGCTGTCGCATGCAGTTTCTTGGACATCTTTGATTTTACCTTTGACATCATTCAATTCCGAAATGATTTGGTCTGTCTGTTCCTTGGTTTTCTTCGGCATTTTATAGCCAAGCCAAGCCACTACGATTGGCGTAGCGACTGGCAAAACGTTCATAAAAAAATGCTCTGTTGATTGTAAGACGTCCATAGTCACCTCTACTGTTCATTTGATTCTTTTGGTGGTTTCGGTGCATTAAACTTCCAAGTTGCTAGAACGCCATTCTGGAAAGGTGCTCCTTCAAGTTGAGCAAGGGTTTCTCCTTGATAAGTAAACGACTGATTCGTTTGAATCAAGATGCGCTTACCTTCTCCATAAACTTCAGTGTGGTTAGGTTCTTCAACCGCAAAGATTGCACCAGGCTCGTAAACTTTACCGACTTCAGCCAGTGGGAAGAGTTCGACCATTTCTTTGTAGGTCGTACCGTAAGAAACTTTCTCACCCATAATTGAATCTTGAGCCATCACTCGAACTACTTTATTAATGCGATTCGCAAGTGCTTCAAGATCATTCTGTTTAGCTTCTGTTTGAGCTACTTTCTGCTCAGCCTGTTCCAATTTAGCTTGATTTTCTTGCAACTTCGCTTGTGTCTGAACGATTGCACTTGCTGGATCTAATTCAGCCTTAACCACATCTAGCACTGCTTGGATAAGCACTTCTTGACTTTCGTGTGTACGGTCGCCAGACAAGCCTGCTTGTTCATAGCTATAACGTTGGCCATGTTCTTTCTTGATTGTCACGATTGTGACATTTTCTGGGTGGATAAAAGAAGGGGTATTTGCTAATTCGTATGTTAGTGTCATGTTCTATTCTCCTTTTTGCATTTTTGCTTTTGTTTCTTCGAAAATTTCTTTGAGCGCTGGGTCGTATTCCAGCACCTCGTTCATCGTTTGTAGTTCTTGCGCTAGGAATTGATAAAATCCCTCATTTTGAGCCGATTCCAATTCACTTTTGGCCAATTTAGTGGCTAGTGATTGTAACACTAGCTGATTGATTGCTTCATTCATGCTATTTCCTCCAATTTTTGATTCAGTTCTTGAATTGCCTTAATTAAGTAAGGTACAAATGCGGTATAGTCGATATGCAGATAGCCATCTGGGTTCTCAGGATTTTGTGAAATTGCTTGAGGTATTACGGCTTCAACATCTTGAGCGATCAAACCGATTTCCTCATGTTTACCAGTCTTGATGAAATCAAATGCAACCATTTTCAATTGATTGATTTTATTAATCGCATTAACATCGGTATCAATGATATCTCGTTTTAAACGTCTGTCTGAAACCTTATCAATCCAGTACTTAACCGTTCCATCTCCAACTTGGCTCCACCAAACGACTGCATTCTTGCCATTCTCACGAGGACTTCGACCGGTTCCATAAATTTCGCTTCCACCCTTCATTTCGATATTTTTGTGAAAATTATTTGAGCCATAAAAATTGATTATGCTTGTATTTGAGAAGTCAACCACTCTATGAAATGCCACATCGTTTCTGCAGAACATTTTACCTTCTAGCGTTACATACCAAGACAGAGGTCCCGGTTTTCCCCAATCATTTCCCCAATTCGCCCAGAAAGCTGTCTGGAACTGTCGACCTCTACCATTACTCATACCGACCTTAAACTGGTCTAACCCAGTCAACCAGAATGAACTTGGGTCATTATCATGTGTACCAATTTGAAATCCTCCGATTTTCCCTTTATAACCCTCGAGTAAGGTCGCAGTAACCACAACAGACCGAAGCTTGTTGATGAAGGCCTCTTTAGCAGCAAGCATGTCTGTAAAGATATTGCTTGATACGAACATCCGAGCCATTGCTTGGTCCATAATGAGCTTATCAGCTGTGATAGTCTTTGAACCGATAATCTCAGCGTTCAGCTTAGCAAATGCACCCTCGCCGACAAACAAACGCTTGAAATACCCTTGAATAGCGGTCAATTCATCAAGCAAGGTCTTTCCTTTCAAGCGAATCTTCTCCGCTTCAATCAAAATTTGATTGTTAGTCGCATTAATTTGAGAAACCAAAGCACCAGCACTTGTCAAATTCTGAACCGACCACGAACCAGCTAACTGACTTTGAACCGTGCGAACAGCTTCAGACATGTCATCTAGTTGACTAGCTTTATATCCGTTCGTCTGATTAGCACGAACGAGCATAACCTCTTTGATCTCAATCCAACCGTTTTTGGCTAAGTAGAAATAAAGTGGATAAAGTTCGCTATTCCCGAATTCAAAATCTCTGCTGATAGTGTACGTTTCGTTGAACTCTTGCCAACTGCTTGAAACTGCAGTTAAGCTTGTGGCTACATCTGAAGCAATAGCCGTTTCATTCGTTCCGTGATTTTTAGCAACAACCGTAAAATTATGGTCTAATCGTCCCATAATACGATACTTGAAATTGAGAGTATATGTCTCACCTTTGGCCATTCTATCGATGTAGAGCGGTAGTGTGAATCCTGCGAATGTATATTCTGAATTACCAGTGCATCTAATGGTAAATACACTGTCATTCACGAATACTCGCTTCGTATTGCCTTCATTAACAAGCGTATGCCTGTCCATCGACTTCGAGCGGACGATTAAGTTATTGTCGCTTCCAAGGCTTTTAGCGACTTCCACTTGAAATAGCTGATTAGTCAGTGCCATGCGAGCAATCTTATTCGAGATATCATTCTCACTGCTACCGATAATCCGTTCATATAGCCGGCTTGTCTCTCTGACACGCTGGAAGTCTGTCTGATTGACTTTGCCAGCAATCTGAGATGTGATACTTGCGAATTGACCGTCTACCGTCTGCTTATACTGAGCGATTTTTGTAGCGATGTCATTGTCCGTCTGCGTGCTTATCGCACTAAAACGACGTTCAAGACCTCGCACATCTTCTTGATAAGTTGATTTCCCAACATAATCTCTGGATATCTGTTCACGTACTGCGCTAACTTGACGAGCACTCTCGTCTCGTGCATAACGTTGCAAGCTCTCTTGTCGTTGACCGTCTTTGTTGATATAGGTCTCAACAGCTCCCATTTTAGTAAACAGACCGTCTGCAGTGTTTTTAACCTCGTTCAGTTTCGTGCCATATTGAGTCTTGAAGGCTTCTATCTGCTCAACGGCAGTCTGTGATGATGTTCTCAGATTGTCGATTTCAGATTTCGCTTGATCGCTAATCCTCTTGGCTTCCTGAGCGAGTGAATTACTTGCACCAGCACTTCTCAAAGCTTCTTCAGCCTTACGCTTGGCTTCTTGGATTGAAGCATTATCGAACGACTGGAACTTCTTGTCGATTTCGCTTGAGATTTGACGTTTGACTTCTTCGGCTCTTTCCTTTGCACGTTGTAGTTCATTATCAAACTCTAACTTATTAACACGAATTTTCTCGTCAAATTCCTTATTTCGACGCTCTACCTCGTTTGCAATAGCTTCTTCAATTAAACCCTCGCTAAATCCACTTACTGCATCTTTAATAGCTTGTTGACGACTTGAACGGTCTTTAGCTTGTAATGTCTGGTAATCCCCCAATTCAACAACTGAACGGTTATCATCTAGCTTGTCGATGATTAGCTTGTGGATTCTAGTTTCAAAAGCAATCCCAATCTGGTCTCTTACAATCCCTACGCTATCACCAATCCAAACATCCTGCTCAATCGCATTAGCCAAATCTAAAAGATTGGCTTTGAATGTGACGATAGGAACAGATAAACGTTGCAATTCCTTGTAAGTCGCTTTTAACAACTCGACCGGGTCTTCTATATCCTCATTGGTATACACTCCAAAACGGTGTTTAATTTCGCCATTTTGATGCAGACCGTAGATATTTCTAGCAGTTTCATTAGCTACATAATTCTGCCCTGCAGGCTTATCGACAGGGTCCCCTTTTGATACAGACCAAACAACATCTTTAAACTGGATTCTACGACCATAACCGCCCGTAGCTTCTCCACTATCGTCCGTGCTTTGTTCACCCTTACCCCGACCGATAAGAGCCGTCACAACCTCGTCCGATGATTCTTCATAGGTTACGTTCAGTATGTTAGAACCATACTCAAATTGATGCCCTGTTTTGCGTCCAAAACGCTGATTTAAGTCAATGTATCGTCCGATTATCTTGTTTTCGACAAAGGTATATCTAACCTTGAACTCACAAACATATGATTCAATCAATTTAACAAGCGCCTGTCTGACTGAAATGTAGTAGAAAGACATATTGCCATTGATCGTCAAGCCGTCAACATTGCCTAGTTGGTAACCAGTGCCCTTCAAAATCTCTCTTAAAACATCACTGGCATTTCCACCTGGACGCTTATCTTCGATGATAAATGAATGCAAGTCGCTTTCTGCTCTATCAATCCCTTGGATAGTTAAACCGATGTCATAGGATTTTTCAGAAATTCTGAACAAGCAAAAAGCCCTGTCTCGTGATTGAAATCCGAAAAACTGGGCTTCTTTGATAATGTTAGGCTTGTAATCTACAGGAATTTCAAAGCTCGCTCTATCAAACTGATTTAATTCAATCGTATGAGTGAAATCTGCAAGGCTCGCTTCATCGATTACGTCAATCAATTCTTCTGTCTGATTAAATAAATAGATCATGCGAACACCTCTTTATACTCAATACTATTTAACAGAGCGCCTACGACTTGAAATGTATTCACACCTTTTTGAAGTTTAAAATATCGACTATTAACCATATCAAAGTTCATCAACTCGTTTCTATCATTCAACTTGATTTCTCTAGTCTCACAATTAACAAGTAGACTTGAACCTTGAATATAAGTGGCCTTCAATCTGATATACTTTTGAGTTTCAAGATGTAAAATCCGAATTTCAGAACCTGCTTGTGTTGTTAGTTTCAAAATAGGTTCTGCTGGGAAATCTCCGTTGTAGGTTATCTTGCTAGTAGTCACCGTTTTAGACTCAGTATACTTGAACGGGTCGTGACAGATGAAATGCAGCTTGATAACTGTATCATTTGCATCTTCTAGTTCAGGCTTCTTAACTTTTGAAAAGATAGCTTTGTAGTATCTTCCAGGATCATCGCCAAAAATTAATCTCTTGGCTTGACGAGAAAACAACAAGCGATTTAATCGCTCGTACTGTTTCCGCATTCCTAAATCAGTGAAGCCTGTTAGTTTGACCTGTATCTCAATCTCACGCTCTTTATAAGTAGCACCATAGAGATATTGACCGTCTCGGCCTTTGATAGTTGCAGTTTCATGATGAAAATCAAGGACATCACGTCCTGTGGTGTTGGCCACAAAGAACGTTCCGTCCTCGTTGTTCATTTCTCGATTGAGGCTCACATCACCAAATCGAACTTCTAGGCCAGAGTTAAATGTTGGCGTGCCTCTTATTGTGTCGTTAAAAGTATACATTCAAAACACCATTAAAGGCTTGAAGCCTTCAATCTTATCCTTTCTTCTTTACTTTGGATATTTGAAATATCGGAAACAAATGCTCTGAAATCATTTGAACCAAGAGCGAGGTTAATAATAGCTGGCTCTTTTGTTTGGTTGACTTCATAAGTAGCTGATAATGTACCAGATACGTTGTTAGAGAAATCACCCTGCAACGCATTAGACATTGCTGAAACTCTAGAACCTGCATCGTCAAACATCGAACGAATGCCGTCTGCCATTCCGGACACATTGCCTTTAACATCTTCAAAACCGCCCATCAAAGCGGTATTGAAACCACCCATGATAGCTTGACCGGCTGGTATCAGCAATCTACGGTCATACGAGATAGGACCTTTGTGTTCTGCAATCCAGCTAGCAATACCACCAACGAAGTCAGTAACCGCACCCCAAGCAGCTTTTAAACCATTTAAGAAACCTTCCATAATCGCACGACCTGCACCGCTCAAGTCAATGTTCCACAATTGGTCAAAGAAACCTTTGACTGCATCAATTGCATTGCTAACTCCACCTTTCAATGATTCCAAAACATTCAAAAACCCATCTTTCAATGAGTTCGCAACGTTTATGACTGTGTCTTTGATTGCGTTGATAGCATTTGAAACAAAATCTTTAATTCCATTCCAAATTGTTGTTACGATATTTTGAATAGCGCTCAATACTGTACTAATAATAGTACTAATAGCATTGATTACTGTTGAGATAACTGTCTGGATGCCTGTCCAAACCGTTTGTGCAATACCTTTAACAGCTTCCCACGCTGCGCTCCAATTCCCTTGGATAAGCGCAGTCGCTACGCTAATAATACCTGCTATTACATTCAATACCGTTGAAATGATTGTTGAAATGACTGTCCAAACTGTCTGAACTATTGTAGTGAATACCGTCCAAACTGCATTCCATACCTCTTGAACAATCTGCATTCCTGTCGTAATCACGTTTTGGATAACTTGGATAGCGGTTGTTATAAACTGCTGAATAGCTGTCCAAACCGTCTCAACGATAGGTTGAAGTGTGTTCCAAGCAGTCGTAGCGACCTCTACAATCCCAGTCCAGATAGTAGACATGAACTCAGAAAAACCATTCCACAAACCTTTGATTGTTTCAATGATTGGTGTCACTACTTCGACGATTCCGTTCCAAACCGTTGTAGCTAATGAAACGATTCCGTTCCATAGCGCTGAAAAGAACTCTGTTAAAGCGTTCCAGACATTCATTAAAGCTTCAACAATAGGACGAGCGCCCTCTAAGAAGCTATTCCAAACATCTGAAGCAGTTTCTTTGATACTGTTCCACAAATTAGTGAACCATTCTACCAAACCACTCCATGCGCTTTGGATTTTTTGCCAAGCACTTGAAGCGACATTAACAATGCCATTCCAAAGACCTTTGAAGAAATTCCTAAACGCTTCAGATTTGTTCCAAAGAAAAACGAATGCTCCAGCTATTGCGATTATTGCAGCAATCACCAAACCGACAGGACCTAGAAAACTAATTATCGCAGTAACTGCTGGGCCAATCCATCCGCCTATTTTACTGAAGATATTCAGACCGCCTACTGCAACTTTAGCAAGTGTAGATGTCTCAGACATGAAATACAAAGCTGAACTAGCAGCCTTAGAACCTCTAGCGACACCAAACAAGGCAGTTCCTACTCTTGTAGCACTTTGCAAGCCACCAAAAACACTCTTAGTCGTACTTGCTGCACTACTTAGAGTGACCAAAGCATCCGTTGCTAACTTAGTCGTCTTTTGAGCAATCTTAAACGCAAGAAATGCAGACGCAACTGCTCGTATCTGTTCAGGACTTAGGCTTTGAACTACTTTAGCAAACGATTGGATAGCCTGTGAAGCTATGCTTAGACCTTTACCAATCTTCTCGCCAAAAGAAGCCATATCGCCACCAGAAAGCGCTGATGCTACTTTCTTGATAGCTTCCCAAACTTCGCTCAAAGCTTTCTTGAAGTCAGCGATTGCGCTTGTGTTTGAGAATCCTTGCCAAAATTCCTTGATTTTAGCGACAGACGAACTCACGAATGAAGCTATTTTTTCGGAAATTGCGTTGAAGTCAATCTTGTTTAGAACTTCTTCAAGACCCGTTGCCAATTTCTTAAAATCAATCTTATCAAGCTGATTCATGATGGCTTCAAGAGCCTTGATACCTGCTTTAGATAATGCGTCAAAAGCTGGTTTCAGTTTATTCGCTAGCGTTTCTTTCAATCCGTCTAACGCTTGGTCAATCGTCTTGTAGCTTGTGGCCATGTCCTGCATCGACATCCCTGCACGTTTAAATGCTTCAGCGAAATCATCCGTTTTAACTTGCCCTGCTTGAATTTTAGTAATTAATTCATTCAGTGACAATCCCATTTCTTTGGCAACGGCACTCATACCTGCGGGCGATTGCTCCATCATGATCCGGAAATCTTGCCACGTTAACTTCGGTTTAGCCAAGGCCTGCACCATTTGTTGAGACAATGATTTCATCGCTTGTTTAGGATTTTCAGCGGACGCAGCAAGACCACCCATGGCCTTAACTAGTTCACCACTATCTTGACGACCGATTGCAGCCATCTGTGAGAACGTGCTAGCCATATCTGAAGCTGAGTAGATGGTTTTAGTAGCGTAGTCCTGCATGGCTTCCTTAGCTTCGTTGATTTGGTCTTTCCCCCAACCTAACTTGCTAAGGTTTCCGTCGAACGTGTCCCATGCTTTCTTGGAACTGTTCAACTCACCGACCATTTCACCCAAAGAGCCTTTAATGCTACCGACTGCTGAACCTATTGCCGAACTAACCAAGTTAGCACCCAGCATGGATTTAAACATAGAGCTACTCTTGTTTGAAATCGTATCAAATGTAGATGATGTCTTTTGAAGGCCGTTGATTGCCTTCTGTAATCCGTTCAAAGTCGAACTCATTCCTTTGTCGACAGCAGTAAGCACCGCTTCGACTGAATAAGTTTCTGCCATTATATACCTCCTTTCGTTACATATTTGCTCTCAGCAAGAGTTGTTTCTCTTTCTCTGAGAGTTGATACTTTTGCTTGCTAGTATCTTTTTTCTTGTAAAAATCACTGTATCTTTGATATAAAGGAGTTTTACCGTCCGATTTAGTAGCTTCTACCTGTCTAGATAACCAAGCAGACCGATGTAAGAGTTCATCTTCATCTTGCTTCCTCAACAACACCCCAGTCATTAACAAGTCGTACTCATACATTGTCATACGACCAATCTCGTTCATGTCTGTGATGTTCAGAAATCGAACACAATTTATAATGATTTCCTCAAACGTTTCAAGAGATGATTTCTCAACTATTTCTTGAGGCCTTGGTTCATCTCCGACATCAAAGACTTACCCGCATTTGACTCACTCAATTCTTTAAGTACATCATCAAACAATTGCTCTAAATCTTCATGCTCTTCAACAAATGTTTCAACATCGACCAACGAAGGTCGTGGGCTTTCTGTAACTGTTCCGTGATAGATAACATCGGCTAATGAAGCGATATTCTTAGCGTACAATTCCGGAATTTTAGCAGATAGAGACATACCAAATTTCAAGCCTTGTCGCTCGATTGGATAAGCCTTATCTAGTGAACGTACGAATTTCACACCAAATTTCACGTTGTAAGTTTTATCTTTGATTACTAATTGCATTGTTTTTCTCCTTTTTTCTAAAAAATACAATAAAAAAGAGAGGTGTGAACCTCTCTTAATTTCTACCCACCGATACCAGGTACTCCAGAAACGGAAGTTACAGGGCTTGCTGAACTAGATGTTGTTTTAGTAGTATCAGCAAACTCATACTGAACCACTTCTGCTTGACTAGCGTTAAGAGTAGCATATCCCTTGACACCAGTACCATTTACTGCAATTTCAAGCTCCAACTCAATCAAATCTTCGGCGTTCTTGGTTTTCTTGAATGATGTCAAGTAACCTTGATAGTACACTGACTCGTATTTGTCACCTTGTTTCTTGGCGTTCTTTTCGATTTCCCAAACTTCGACAAGTTCACCCTTATCCATAGCTTTTTCAAGCTTAGTAACAAGCTCGTCATCTTCAGCCATGATTGTTGTAGCAGTGATTGAAACCTCAATCCCACCGACCGATTGAAGAACACCGTCTTTAGTTTTGACTGAGTTAGCGTCACGGCTCTTCTCAGATGAGTGTTCAGTCTGGAATGCTAATTTAGCACCATCTGCTTTGCTTGCTTCGCTCAATAAACGGAACAATAGAATACTGTCAATCCCTTTTTTTGCAATAGGCATTTCTTGCCCTCCTTTTTTTCTATAAAATTGTAAATACTAAACGAACACGACCACGTTTCAGCGGTTCGACTGTCGTGTTGTCGTCAAATAGCGATATTGTAGACTGCGAGATATTCAAAGCTAGATGATAGCCATCTGCCTCGCTAATCTTCATCGCTTCGGCCAAGATACTCGAACACATATCTGATACTTGTTTGCGTTTTTTTCGGGTACTCCACACCGACAAAACCAACTCTACTGTACCTTTCACATCCGTTTTATTTGGAACGAGATTCGTCGTCGTGTCCTCAAATTCAACGAACGGATAAGGAACGTTGTCGTCTGGCTTGTAATCGTATGTTTTATAACCCAAAAAAAGACAACGTTTAAATACGCTGTCAAAAACTGCTTGCTCTCTTGATTTCATTTAACCAACCTTTCTAAATCATTTTTAAAAAGTTTTTTTTGATCATCAAAAGCTGGCTTGATAAACGGCTGTGCGCTCATTTTGCGAGTTCCTAACTCAACGTATGCAGCATAATCAGTCCCTGGTGCTACTCTATACTTAAATCTTTCTATCTTGCTACTGTTAACAGAGATAGAGCGTTTAGTCGCTCCTGTTGGTTTGACAAATCGCCTATTTTGACCTCTACCCTCATAGTGACCTCTAAACTTGGAAGCGTTGGTAATTGCTTTTTTCTGCATTTCAGTACCATTTTTTTCAACAATACGCTCCACTTCTTCCATTTTAGCTACTCTCTGTAACTTAGTTTGAAGTTTATCAAGGCCTTTTAGTTCAAATCGTAAGCTACCCAATAGAGTTGTCCTTCTCTAGATAGAATACTCTTCCAGACTGCTTATCTGCCCTGCTTTTATAGCGTTCTTTTCGATAATTGAGATAAGTGAATGCGATTTTAGGTGCATTTTGGAAATAAACCACTTTTGAACCTCGTTTATATTCACCAAAGACTGCGACTTGCTTATCGATACCCAAATCCATAACATGAACTGGAACAATCAATCCTTCATCTTCGCTAGAAGTATATTCTCCTGTTTCTGGATTATATTCTTCTTGTTTCTTAGCGATAATCTCCACTCTTTCGTTATATCTCATAACATCTTAAACCCCGCATTGAACGTTTTTGAACAAACACGCTTTATCACACTATCGTATTCTTTGAAATCATCAGAGTTAAATCTCATAGACGTGCCTTCCAAGGAATGATTGCTCATCCCTTCAGCACCAATCCTATTAAATCGTTTAATAATGACCTCGGTAATAATATACTCGAGGCCTTCTGGAACATCATCTACACCGGCATAAGCCAAAAAATTAGCAGTTGTCAACATTGCTATGGTTGTGAGTAACTTATCTTGAAGATTGTCCTCAATCCCTAGCAATATCTTTGCTTGAGCGATATTTGCCATTTTATCCCTCCAATACTGCTATAAGGTCCTCTTTATTCAGCGTTGAATAACCTTCGATATTGCGCTCTTTGGCAATATCTTTTAAATCTTTAACCGTTAAGTCGCTATAATTGATAGCTTCCACTTCAGCAGGCTTTTTAGGATGATGTCGTCGTAACATCATTCCCATTAAGCACCTCCGAATTTAACGACTTTAGAAGGGTCGTACAAGTAAACACCGTAATGTTCATCGCCAGTGATTACAGTAGTTTTCTTGAGGATGTCACGGTCTGTTTCAATAGCTACATCACGCTTAAGATTGATAACAAACGCTCCGTATTTAGCAACGTCATCTGTATCTGCGTCAGTAGCTGAAACTTTAACAAGGAATCCTTTGCCTTTTTCAACTTTCTTAGAACGTACAATTTGAACGCCATGTGCTTCACCAAAAGTTCCTGAAACAACGATGTTAGCGCCGATTTCTGAACCACGAACCCACTCTTTAGCAGTTTCTTTACGCAAAGCAATTGCATCTTCAGGGTTCAAAAGAGCAACATAACGTGCGTCTTCTTCGTCCGCAAAGACTGCCAAGGCTTTATCAAGTGCGTCACCAGTTGTAGGCGCCTCAGCTACGAATTGAGTAGCTTTCTTAGCTTCTTCAATCAAATCATTATCTACTTTGTTAGCAATAGCCAAGGCGATTTGATGTGTAGCTTGACCAATTGGGTCACCATATCCAGAAAGAACCGCTTCATCAGTAAGTTCGATACCTTTTCCAGCTTTTTTAATGGTCATAGTAGATTTCTTAGTAGTCAATTGGTCAGGTTCGATTGCTACTCCTTCTTCAATATCCTTAGCATCGCCAGAGTATTCCCACTTAGGAACTGTGATGGTGCTACCTGGTTGTCCAACAAGCATGCGCTCGACATAAGCAAGCGGAGTGAATTTAATCATTTTAGGCAGTTTAGCTGATACCATATCAGCCATTACTTCAGGGTTGACCATTTGTGCAAGTTTAGTTTGTGTCATTGTCTATTATCCTTTCAATTTATGATAAAGTTCTGGGTTGTTTTGGAGCAGTTCATTTCTACTTTGATAACCCATTCTGTTAAATTGTTCTTTGGTAATCTCACCAGCTGAAGTATCTTCCATCTTCTTAGGTGTCTTACCTTTTAGTTTCTCGCTGACTTTCTTATCAGCAAGTTCATTCACCAAAGCTACAAAGCTTTCTACAGCCTCCTGCGTGCTCTCTGCGGTATCTTTAACGACAAGACCTAGGATTTTATCATCAACTGCAATACCGCCCTCAGAAAGCATTTTAGAGGCTTCTCGCTCCAGTCCACTACGGTTGATTTTAGCTTCCAGTTCGGCAATGTATGCTTTTTGTTTTTCCTGCTCATACTCTGCTTTCTGGGTTTCGTTCATCTGACGTAGCTTTTCGGCTTCATCCATCTTGGCTTGATACTCTTTTTCAGCAGAACGCTTGGCCTTAGCTTTCTCTTTCTGAATAATTTCATCAAGCTGAGATTGTGTGAATGTTTTTTCTGTAGCTTGCTCCTCTTCTTGAGTGCTAGCTTTTTCAAGTTCAGGTTCAACTACAGGTTCTTTTACTTCTTCTGCCATTTAGGCCCTCCTTTTAAGTCCGAGTGGACTGATATCCTTGGCTTTTAATGTCGTCAAAGTTCGGACAATATAAAAACCGTACGGGATTCCATACGGTTAAGTTTCTCTAAAGGTTTTGAGCATCAAAAAAGCACTTAGATTTCTCTAGGTGCTTAATTCGTATTATAATTTAAGTTTTTTACAAAACTCTGTTGCATCCATATCAGGATTTTCTCGTAAAAATGCGAGCAGTGCACTACCTCGAGACTTATCTTTAGATGTGGTAGTGGAATCAATATTATATGTACGAGTGTAGTCGTCGATGAAACTATAATCTACCGCATCTTTTCTCTTGTTAGCTAACTGTTCTCGAATATTAGCAGGATAGAGGTAAAAAACTGCTTTACCTATTCTATGTAATTCATCATCACTAGCTGACTCCAAAAACGAAACAATAGACTTTAGAGATAACCCATTTGTAAAAACTAAAATATCAGCTCTAACACTCGGAATATCTTGAAATGGTTCTAAAAATCTTTTTTTAATCATCTTGCAACTCCAAACTTATCAAATTTAATCCTGATGAATTTTTATCTACAGATATAACTTTAAATTTAGCAGATGGTTTGATAAGAAATTCTTTTTCTTCTGGCATATCCGAAAGCTCAGATATGTATACTCCAGATTTAGAACCTTTTCTTACTGTAATATCCAATAGATACCTTTCTCCGATTCCATCATTAGAGAAGTTTAATGCTTCTTCTTTTGCTAAACTGGTACTCATAAAAGCCTTGTCTATTTCAGTAGTCTGACCGACAATTAAGTTATCAAAGTATGATTGATCTGCTCTAGTTCCGCGATAGGTTTTAAAACTTTTCTCGACCTTATAACTTCCAAATACAGTCTCTAACTTTTTGGAAAGTTCTAGGTTTTCTTGCAAATATCTTTCAACGTAAGGAATTTCAGATGCTTCAATTCCCATTAAACCATTTTTTCTGTATTCTTCATAACCTTGCCTCATCACAGAATTTATTTGCTCATGTGGAGACATAGTGTAATTGAAGATGGCATCTTTTTGTTTTTCATCAAGCTCATTATACCACTTTTTATAAGACTTCTGTTTCTTAAAGAAGTTGTCTATCTCTTTTGGATTTTTAGCTTCAAATACTTTATCAATCTCTTGTTGTTCTTTATTATTTGATTTCTTGTGTTCAAAATGCGGTACTGTCGTACATCTACAATTCGGATGAAATGGTGGTGCGTTCAATGCTGGAACTAACTCAGATACTTTGAAGATTTTACCGTTGAATGGTTGGCAAATCTGACACGCTTTTAATTCAGTCATGACTTCAAACTCTTCAACGCTATTAGCCTCATAGTTAGCTTTCTGAGCCTCTGAGTACACCCTTGCTGATTCCGTTACTGCTAACCGTCTAGCGTAGCCATACGAGACATCAAACTCTTTTTTGAGGTTATTAATCAGAACATTTGTGCCTTTACCTCTCAATACAGTATCAGCAACACCTTTCTTAACGATATCTCGCAACTCGCTTTGTCTTTCCCAAACCCTAGAAGACCATGTCGCATTATTAAAGTTAGCGTATATAATCGTATCTGCTGATACTTTTGAAGCTTCAAAACTACCGAGCGTCATATTCAAGACACCAGCTGAAAACAGATTCTCTCGTCTGATTGATTCAGTCAAGTGCTTATCAATGATTTCAAACTCACTCAAAGCCAAATCGTACTGATGTAGCTTGATATTCGCTTGCAACACTTCAAGACGACTTGTCTTCATCTTCAAGTTATACAATCTCATCAAGTCGTTTTCTGCCTTCGTGAAATCATTGCTAGTTACTTTCTGGCCACGTTGCCTTAAACGATTAGCACGTTCAACAAGTTGCTTGGCTTTAAATTCAACATTGACCATATCAAGCCTGTCAGCTCTCTGTTTAGCCTCTAGCTTCGTGATACCCTCTTTATCAGCGTACCTTTGCCAAAAGCTATCTATTTCTTTCTGAATATTGTTAGCGTGTTGCTGATAGATACCATGCAGTTGATAAGCTACTCTCTTATCTGCCAGTTCCCTAGCCTTTTCTTCGGCACGATACCTATCTTCCCAATACTTACTGGTCAACATCTGCTATAACTTTCTGGCTTTCATCTATTTCAGCGTCTGAGTAGATTTTTTGTTTTTCCAAACGAGTTTCAAGGTCGCCCATAGATTCCTCTTCTTTTTCCATTCTTTCGATTTCTTTCTGAGGATCATCGATGATAGACAAAACAGATAGCTTGGTCTCTTCTGATACCTGACCAGATAACTGTCCGACAATCTGCGCTTCTTCAAGGATATTTCTTGGCACATTTCTAGTAAATGTATAAGTCAAACCTGACCACGCATCCTCGTATACAGTTGTCAAAGGCACGCTGAACACAATCTGATACAAGCGATTGAATGCAGATTGTAGCTTTCTGTCTTTCATGCGAGCAAGGTTGTCCATTGCCTGCAGTTTAAAAGCAAGAGCAGTACCAGATGAATTTCCAAACTCAGCTTCAGACATGTTGGCAACCATTGAAATAGCAAAAATAGACTCTTTCAGTAAGCTGATAAGGTTCTCTTGAGTCGTGTCTGAGCTTGGTTTTTCAAGGAAATTCACTTCAGGCAAAGGCCCGTCGCCATTCTTCCAAAGATTGAAAATCCTGTTCTCTCTGATTTGACTAGCATCTTCATCTTGTAGTTCAACTCCCAACACTTTCAAGTAAGCGTCTGCGAAATAATCTACATCATTCGCTTTCTCGCTTGCTGCCTTATTCAAAGCGTTAATCAATGTCTTGACACTTTCAAAAATACTTTGTCGCTCTTCGTTCTCAATCAATTCAACAACTGGAATAGAACTATAAATGTGCTGAGTACGCTCACCAAATCTTACTGAGCCACCAGTTGAAAAAGTAGCGTCAATCACCTCATCATTCGTGATAACTTGTCCAATACCTTTTTGGCTATTCTCATTGAACACGTACCTAACTGCGAATAACGGACGCTCTTCAATGCTATTGTCATGTACGATGAACATATTGATTGGACTGTTATACGTCGCTCTAGTCTGCTTGTATTCGTCTTGATAAACGTAAATGAACGCATGACCGAACACGCTAGACATCTTAGCAAGTTCAAACTCTGAATCTTCCATGTCGTTAATCTTACGGAAATCAGCAACAAACTCGTTCACGTTTTCATCTTCGTGCTTAATTTTAACTGGAACACCAATTTGATAACCTGTGAACGTATCAACAATATATTTTGCGTAATTAAAAACCAGACGATTGTCTGGCTTCCAGCTATCTTTTTTTGTCATCTTCAAGACTTCATGTTGTGATAGATACATATCCTCACTTTCAACATAATTCTTGACTAGCTTACTCATGTGAAGCCTAATCGCTTCAGTAACAAGTTCTTCAGTCACTTCATCGCTTGTTGTCGTTATGACTTTTCGTTTATTAACAAAAACGTTTGCCAATTTTAAAAACCTCCTTTGAATAGTTTGATTTTTGTTTTATATATCCTATCTTGCAAAGCATATCTAATCGCATCAATGCAGTGATTATAGCTATCTACTGGCTCGTTGATGTACTCATTTGTCTTCTTGTCTTTCTTCCAAGTGTAATTCTCAAGTTCTTCAATTAGCTTCACACACCGCTCATCGACTATCCAATCATACTGAAGCAAGTATTGTATGCCCTGCATGACTGATCCAGGACCTTTCTGCACATCAACAACCCGAGGGATTCCAAGATTTCGCAATTCTTGATTCGATTTCTTTTCAGCCGAGTCTGCTCTGATTTGCTCCTTGGCATACCCAAGGGCCTTAATACTTTCTGCAATCTTGTCATTTGTCAATCCCTTTCTTACAAATTCCTCAACGACGTATAAGCGCTTGTTAGCATCGTCTATCCTTACATGAAGCAAGGCTGACGGGTCGTTGATAAAGCCGTAATCGAGACCAAAATAAGCTGGCAGATGCGCCAGCTCGTCTTTATTAAGCAATCGTTTCTCATATTTTGGAAAGACTAGCTTGTCCAATGTCGCAAACTCTCCCAAGGCGTAAATCTTGTAGTACGCTTCATTCCTGTTGGCTAGTTCTTCGATATTCTCGATTGTGACCTGGTCTAAAAAACGATTATCTTTGTAGGAAGTGTGATAAACAACCGTATTTTTTGGTTTCTTAACAAAAAATGCATTATACGTCCAGTTTACTTTTGAAACTGGGTTAAACATCAAGAAGATTTGTTTCTGCTTGTGCTTCTTATCCCTGAGACGAAGCGTAAGCTGCGTGTAATCGTCAAGAGTAAATTCCGATGCTTCTTCCATCACTACATCAGACACACCCTTGATAGACTTGATTTTCTCCGGATTGTCTAGTCCTTTAAAAATGAACTGGGCGCCGTTTGGTAGCTCAATACGATAAGCTGAATTGTTGACCTTGCACTTATCAAGTAATTGCCAACTGTCCAAGCATTGCTTCACATCCTCGAATATCGAATCGTGAACCGTAGCGCCTACTTTACGCAAAAATAAAACTTTGCGTGGATGCTTCCAATCTTGACAAGCCTTAAATACAACCTTTTGAATGACACCATGACTTTTACCACTTGACGCTCCACCGTAGTGAACTTCGGTAAAGGTTGAATAGTCTGTCAGCTTGTCATAGATATGCTTATTGAAGACCCTACTTGGATAGTCAATGACTATCTCGATTTTAGGTTTACTCTTCGTCAGCATCCCAATCACCTACCTTGATTTCGATAGTGCGTTGAGTGATGTCGATATTATTTTGATACATTCCTAACGTTTTTGCGTATTTGTCCGATGCTGATAACATTACAGATAAGTCAGGAGGAACTTCCTTGACCGACTGATAACCTTCCCCGTCACCAACAAGTTTTACATCTTTAATCTCACGTCTGATAATTTTTGCCCAAAACTGCTGAATGTCCACAGAATTGAGCAAAGAAAGCTCCGTCCTGCGCTCGTCAAAGGCATTTTTTAGCTTTTCAACGACTGGTGGAATATGTTCATACTTGTTCATACCTGCTAACATATTTGAAGCTGACGTTCTCGCAGTTTTCTCACTAAAACCAGCTTCTTTTGCCGCTTGCGTAGCGTTCTGGAAACCATTAGCCATGTAAGCCAACACAAAGGATTTCTGTCTATTCCTAGAGGCAGGCCAGTCTGACATCAAATCTATAGCATGGTTTTTTAATTCTTTGATAGCTATTTCTTCACGTTCATTCATTGCTACCTCCTTTCATAAAACAAAAAAGCCACACGATGTGTGACCTTTTCAAGACCTCTCACTGCGAATTAAAACCGCAATTGGAACGACAGGATTCGAACCTGTGACGTCATCCGTCTACCATATATCCATTAACCAGCATGAGACTACTGCTTTAAACGAGTGACTTTTGATAACTTATAGTTTATTACCTTGTCCACAAATATTCCTACTTGTATCACTCATGCACGATTGGTTAGACCAATCACTTCTTACGTCACAAACTACTAAGCCATTTTTCAATTAACGAAGACCCCGCTAAAAGTCTAAGCTGCTTTACTCTTTGACTTTACTCTCATCCTTGCGAGACTTGAGTAGGCAATCTAATTGCCGAAGTACACTTTCGTTTACGACGGGCGATGACTTTTGCTTTTTTTCGAATTTTTTTCTATCTTGAATAGCTTTAAAATATAAAAATCATCTTTCATCTATCACAGACACGCATCGCCATGTGTTTCATTCTCTTTTGAAGAACAAAATGCACAGCGCCTGCTTGTTATCGATTGTTTTGCGGACAATCAACTCACCTTACATACTTTTGGGAGGCGCCCAATTTTTGTAAGATATGGTATTAAGCTCTTGTTGCACCTCGAACCAAATACCTCTTTCCTCTTATAGACTCGTCTCACAGCCAAACTGCCACGTTTGCATTTCCTCAGCACCTTGCCGTTGGAATCTTTCTGCTTTAACTTCGCCCACCTATTCCAAAATTGAAATAGTTAAGATTAAATTGCTTAGATTGACCATTGCTGGCAGGATGTTTGATAGATTTAAAAACATCCTTTTCCTGAGTTACCACAGATTATCTAGGCTAAGCCCTAAAACTGCAAGCAGACTACAGACTTGCGTGTTAATTAGTAATCAATTTGAAAGTTTTCCTTTTTTATTTTTTGTAGTCTTTTTTGCGATATTAAAACATCCTACTCTATCGCCACTGGTAACCCAAGCCAGCAGTTTTTCAGAAGCTTTTCTAGGCTATTGCCTAAGGTGCCTTTGCTTTAATTCTTGATACTACCATTTTAACAGATTTTAGACTTCATGCGCACTCACTTTAGTTCACTTTGTCTATGATAGTCTCCTCTAGTTCAGACTCAGCCTGTTTGCGTAATCTGTAATAAGTTGCCTTACTAATTCTCAAATTGTCGCAAATATCCTCAATGTAGGTCTTAGTAATGTAAGTCATTCTAAGGACAGACCTGCTTTTTGGATTTTTAAGCCTATTGATCATCCTACCTAATTCAAGTTTCCTGTCAATAACTTCCTTGGTGTCCTGCTCTATAGCCTCTTTCATCACAACAAGTTGAGTATAGACGTCATCAACTTTTCTAGCTTGACCACCTTGTACTTTGACATCTGACCACTTAGGACTTGAGAGCAAACCATCCTCAAGCTCATTGATTTCATCTATACGGCTTTGAATGTCCATATCAAGGTCTTGTAATTCTTTCAATAGCTCTTTAGCCTTGTTCATTCTTTGCCTCCTTTGTGATATAATAATATTATTGAGATTATAGCTGAGGCAGAGAGTGTCTTGGCTTTTTTTATTACCAGGTTATGTGAATTTTCTTGTTAGAAACGAAATCTTGGCCAGTGAAAAAATTTTTAGATAGATAAAGCTTATATTTGACAGTAAAGCCAGCTCCTAATAATTCTCTTAACGCTTCCAACGTTCTTTCATCTCCTAATCGATTCCTGAGATATTCGTCTCTAACTGACCAAACATCGATTAAATAGCCTGTATAACCTTTTTGAGCAGAAGTTTTTAGTTTTCCTTCTAGGTTATATTTCTTAAAATAACGCTCAAACCATTTAGCATGGCTTTCTGAGCTAAGTTGCTGTACTTCATCGAATAGTGTCATGATTTACCTCCAAAAGCTCTGGATTTTCGTAGATGTTACCGATGATTGTAACATCTAATGAGTCTCCATCAAGCAAATCTTCCATTAATACAGAGTCTCTATTGGTAACATGAAAGCCGCCTTGACACCATTCTATAATACCTTTGTTTATATACAGGGAATCGGACACTTCATAATAATCTTCAAATTGTACTATATCCCCCTCAAAGATTTCTACCCCATTTTCATCAAACAAGCCTGTTGATTGCATAAGGTATTCTTCATCAATCGACCAGCCTTTTAAGTAATTCCATGAAAGTTTTTTGCTATCGTTAGCATAAACATTGTTATTCCAAATAATCAATTCATCATTAGCAAACATATTTTGGTTATGTTTATCCCACACTCTAAATTTTGGTGTCATAGTCTCACCTCGCCTCCAATCCTTAAAGATTCGTAGTTGTCTTGCGATACCACGAAAATGCCGTAGTTCTGTATTGTAACTGTGTACAGGTCGCCTATTTTTTCTTTGTGAACGACTCTGCCTTTGATTTCTGCGCCTTGATTATCAGCTTTATAGATAACCATCGGGTGCTTTTCTTCCAAAACTCTAATCCTGTCCATCTGCCAGATGTTCAATCCAGCAGACAATAAAATCCAGATTGCGATAAATCTTTTCATTCGTTTGCCTCCTTTTCTACAGTAATTGTAAATTCACGGTCATTTATGTTTAAAGGTAGAACTGCCCCTGTTTTTGAATCGTCTTTTAGCAAATCCAATACAATCTCTAAAACTTGCTTGCCTAAAATCAATTGTGTCTCTAAAATATTTTGCACATCTTCCATCACTTCACCTCATTTTTCAATTCAAAACCAATTCCATATAAGAGCAAATCATTTTGAAAGTCAACGAATGCTTCAACCATCTCAGCTTCTTGAAAGTCGCATTCCTCAACCGTACTTAAGAAATCATCAATATCATCTCTTTGTACACTTCCGTATTCTGTCTTTGTGTGTTCCATGGCTTGTTCATAGCCATCAACATCAATTGTGTAGCAGATTATTCCACTCGAAAAATCATATTTGTAATTCTTTATGATCATCACTCCACCTCCTCAATCTCAATCCCTGGGCAATCGAACACCCAGCCGAAATTCGCTTCTTCGAGTTGTTTGCGAGTAAAATTTGTAGCTAGTCCACCCAGAGAGAAGAATAGCTTCTTATCCCCAGCATTATAATATAGCGGTTGTTTTGTCTCTTTCATCACTACTGTGTACCGCTTCTCTTCCTCGACCTCGTAGCCGTCCAGCCATGCACGAGCTAATAAATCTCCGTTCTCGTCAATCCAACGTTTTACATTTTCGTAGTAACCGTTTTTTGAGTCATTTTTTAGGCTATCGAATACATCGAAAACAGATTGTTCACCAAGCGTTTCTTCTCGCAAATCGTTTTCTTTCAGCCAATCAGCAACAAACTGCGGGATTTTGACTTTCTGCGGTTCGTCTAGTTGTTCCACTAGTTCCAAAAGCCCTTTTCTGCTGATGTCAATTTTATCGACGATAGGACCCTCTTTGTAAGGCAAATCCTCGATATGTTTAATTAATTCTTGTTTCTTCATTCTTCCTGCTCCTTTAACTTACCTTGTGGTTTTCCAGGTCTCCGAATTCATGCCCTTGGTTTACAAAATACGAACCAATCAGAACAGCATCTGCCTCGTCATCTTTGACGTTTAGGTTGAATTCGTCGGACACTTTAGCAATAGCCTGTAGCTTCATTGATTTCTTACTTCGGTCTTTGTAGCTAAATTTCCAGTACTTGCGCCAGGTCGACACGTTGACAAAATACACATTGTCAGCGACTAACCGTCCAAGAATAATCCCTGTCACAATTCCGATGCTGATCATAGACTGCTGATTTGGTCCCATGACTGAGTTCTTCTCGACCACAATCGACTCAAAATGGCAGTCGTACTTCTGAAGCGCTCTCGATTGAATCGTTCTTAATTCGCTAGCCATGAAGCGCCCACGTTCAAAGAATGACTTGCTCTTATGTTTTAAGACACCACTCTGGACAAGGTCAGAGCCGTGAAATACGGCCCATCCTGTCGCAGTAGTTGAAATGTCTAACGATAATGTCAGAGATTTCATTGCAGTTCTCCCTTGATACCGCAAAGGTCAAATAGATTGCGCTTGTTGTTTTCAATGAACTCAAAGAACTTCTGAAGTTCGGCCAAGTGGCGTTTCTCCCTCTTGACTCCAAGGCTTGTATGATACTCTGTTGGCGTTTTCGGTGTTACTCTGATGTCTAGCCAATAGAGAGGTTCAAACACGTCGCCGTCTGTGTCGAGAGAAGTGTCTGCGTCCGTATTTCTGAAATGCATCTGCATATCATATTCAATTTTGTTCGTAATCGTGATGGTCTTGTCCACGATTTCAAGTGTAATGGTTGTTCCTGGTATGTCGATTTTGTTTTGCATTTGTTTTTCTCCTTTATGCTACTTTTTTTACTAATTTCGTTTGCTTCATCCATTCTCTGGCTATGTCCCATACTTCAGCTGGTACATCTTGGTTATATTTGCCACGAAATTGAGCTATCTTCCCCTGCCTTACTTCGAGTGTGTAAAGAGGTTTTTTAGGTTGATTTGATAGACGGACAAACACTATTAAGGTATTCCCTTTAAAATGCTTGTCTGTGTATGAGCTTACGCAGTGGTGTAGCTTCTTGCCCTCATAGATAAGCTCGGCCACTTTTCTAGGGACATGGAATGCGTATCCCTGGATGGTCTTATCCATTCCTTCTCTGAGTTTAAATTCAGCTTCAAGTTGCTTGCGTTTCTTCTTATCTTCCAGTTTTTGTTTTTCTTCGACGAATTGATTGTATAATCCGACTGTGTGATTGTGCATTGCCGTAAAATCCTTTGGTACAAGCATAGCATCACCTTCAGGCTCAATGCCCATTTCTCGTAGCATCTTGAGATAGTCAAGGTATTCATTGAAGTCAATATGATTCTTGATAACCCAATTCTGAAACTTATTGATCCCGATACCTTTCGGTATATGCTTGATATCGTGGTAAGTCAGATAAGACTCAATGCCAGGCACTAGTTGGCCGTTCCGTTCTTTTAAGCGACGGCTCAACTCAAATTCATTGAAACTACGATTTGAATTCTTGAAAAATTGTTTATTCTTCTGAAGCCATCTGCGGTTCAAGGTCCGCATATCTACTGTTCTTGTAAATCCGATTCTATAATCTGGATACATGATTTCTTTGGCCAATCTATAAGCATGAATTTTCTGAGCAAATTCAATTTCAAACTTATATTTGTAAAGCCGTTCAATTTCCCAAAAATAGATATTATCGAATTTTAAATATTTGAGTTCGGATACTTTTTGAAGCCTCTTTTCCCAATTGTTTGGATAAAAAATATTTCCTGTGTAAAAGCCGCCACTACATGAATTAGCGAATAGATACGGATAAAATTGTCCGTTGTAATCTTGGCCAATCTTTGTGTGTTTGTCATTTTCAAATCGCTCTAGATTAGTAAGTTGGAAATCGATAAATTGTTTCCCTTCGACCAGCTTCGAGCTAAATTCATAAGATTGAATCTCGATGCGTTTCGACGTACTGAGAATGATTGAGAAAAAGTAGGTCTTATCATAAAAAGTGAGCCGTGATGACTTTGTCAGTCGCTTCTCGATGCAATGGCCAAGGTTCAAATCTGAAGCGATTATGGTCTTGTCCTTATTGGTCCATTTGTACGTTGTGATTTGCGAGTAGCACCAGCTCCAGAAATCTGCAGGTGGTTTCAATCGTCTATCTGCTTCTCGCTTGCATTGTTCATGTTTCATTCATCCAAGAAATCGAAAATGCTCATTTGCTTTTCGACTACTCCTTTCTCTTTCTTAATTTTAGGTTTCATGATGATATCATCATCTGGACCAGCGCCTTTCCTAATTTTGGCGACATCAACCTTTTCTTCAGGAGAACCCTGAGATTTGTCTTCCTTTTTCTTCTTGACGGGCTCAACAGGCACCTGCTTGATGTTAGATACTTGTGAATTTGAGATAAAATATTCTCGAACCCATCTGAAGACAGTAGCATCATCGATACAAGCGACTCCGTTTTCAGCAAATTTCCGAGCTTTTTCTTTAGCATGGCTTAAAGCACACTTCAGAGAGTATCGCTCTTTTAAGATGCCTTGAAATAGTTCTTCATCTTCCTGGTCACAAATCCAGTTATGAATGCGATCAAGTGCGAGATCGTGTGGTTTATTTATTTCCTCTAGTAACTTGGCCAGAGCTTTTTCTTTGATTTCATTCATTTCATTTCAAAAAATGCGACTGCCTTTGTGATAATTGGCTAAATACGGGCAGTCGCTCGTCCAAGGTCACATGACCTTTACTGACGTTTTCTAGTTCGCAGTTTTACAAGAAT